CTGATGACCAGAAGCAAGAAGACCGCGCCGCCCGCTATTTCTGACGCGGCCACGCAGTACGCGCAGGAAGTCGTATCGGGCAAGCGCGTGGCGGGCCCGCATGTGCGCGGCCAGTGCGCGCGGCACCTGCGGGACATAGAGAGCGGGCACAAGCGCGGGCTGGTGTGGAAGGTAGAGGCGGCGGAAAAGGCGCAAGGTTTTTTCGAGGACGTGCTGAAACTCAACGGCGGCGACTTCGAGGGCAAGCCGTTTGCCTTGCTGCCCTGGCAGCGGTTTGTTATCGGTTCGCTTTTCGGGTGGATGGGGCCGGACGGGCACCGCCGGTTCCGCAACGCTTACATCGAAACCGCGAAGGGTTCCGGCAAATCCCCCCTGGCCGCTGGCGTGGGCATGTTGGGGCTGGTGGCTGACAACGAGCCACGCGCGGAAATCTACAGCGCCGCCACGAAAAAGGATCAAGCCATGATCCTGTTCCGTGACGCCGTTGCGATGGTTGATCAATCGCCAGAGCTATCCAAGCGCCTGACGAAGAGCGGCACCGGGGAAAGGTGCTGGAACCTTGCATACATGGCGCAGGGTGCGTTTTTCCGCCCGATCAGCAGCGACGACGGGCAATCCGGCCCGCGCCCGCACATCGGCCTGATTGACGAGCTGCACGAGCACAAGACGAACACTGTGGTCGAAATGATGCGGGCCGGTACGAAGTCGCGCAGGCAGGCCATGATTTTCATGATTACGAATGCGGGCCACAACCGAATGGGGCCGTGCTGGTCGTATCACGAATACGGCGCGAAGGTGGCGGCGGGTGAAGTGGAAGACGACGCCTTCTTCCCGTTTGTCTGCGGGCTAGACGAAGCCGATGATCCGTTTGCGGACGAATCATGCTGGCTGAAGGCGAACCCCTCTTTGCAGGACGCCGACTTGCCGGGGATGAAATACATCCGCGAGCAGGTTGTCGAAGCAAAGGGGATGCCAAGCAAGGAAGCGATTGTCCGCCGCTTGAATTTCTGCCAGTGGACAGACGCGGAAAGCCCCTGGATTTCCGGCGAAGTGTGGCGCGGTGCGCAGCGGGATTTTGACTGGCAGGACTTGCGCGGTCGCCGTGCGGTTGCGGGGCTGGATTTGTCCAGTACCACCGACCTGACGGGCATGGTGTTTCTGGTGGAGCCCATCGAAGCGGGCGAACCGTGGCTGCTGGTGCCCTTCGCATGGTTGCCGGACGTTGAATTGCAGCGCAAGGCCGACACCGACCGCGTGCCGTACATCCAGTGGCGCGCCGAGGGGTATCTCGACACCACGCCGGGCCGGGCCATCAGTAAGCGGGTGATTCTGCAAAAGCTGTCGGCCATGTGCGACTTCTTCGAGGTCATCGCCGTCGGTTACGACCGCTGGCGCATCGAGGACTTGATGGCGCTGGCCGCAGATGACGGGATCAGCTTGCCGGAAATGAAGCCGGTCGGGCAGGGCTACAAGGACTTTAGCCCCGCGCTGGAAACCTTCGAGCGCATGTTGCTCAACGGCGAGATTGCGCACGCAGGGCATAAGGTGCTGGACTGGTGCATGAGCAACGCAGTAATTGAGCAAGACGGCGCGGAGAACCGCAAGCTGTCGAAAGAGAAAGCAACGGGGCGGATTGACTTGGCCGTGGCTGCTGTGATGGCAGCGGGGCTGGTGAATCAGCAGCTTGTTTCTGACGAAATCACACAAGGCTTTGTAGAACTCTAATGAGCATCTTTTCTAAATTGGCTGGCTTGTTCAAGTCGGGCCAGGGAGAGGTGCGCCCGGAAAACGTCACCTACAGCGATGCGGTAATGGACGCCTTCGGTGTCACGCCGGGGGCATCCGGCATCAGCGTGACGCCAATCTCTGCGCAGCGGGTTTCTGCTGTGGCAGCGTGTCGCCAGAAAATCGCCGGGTCCATATCCACCCTGCGCCTTGACGTCCTGCAAACCGCCGGCGACAGCGAAGTGAAGCTGCCACGAGATGCCCTGTGGTATCTGCTGAACGAGCAGCCGCACGAGCAATACACCGCTACCAGCCACTGGGATAACAAGGTTTCTGAGCAGCTCTTGCGCGGCGACGGATTCACATGGATTCGCCGCCGCATGAATGGATCTGTGGCCGCCCTGCAGCCCCTGCCATGGGGCGCCGTGCAACCATGGCGAATGCCTGACGGTGCAGTGCGCTACTACATCACCATGCCGGAGTTCGGGGTTACGACATGGTTGGAGCCATCGGACATTCTGCACTTCCCAGGCCACGGCTTTGACGGCGTGCGCTCCATGAGCGTGATTGCCTACGGCGCCAAAAACGCCATTGGCAACGCCCTGGCAATGGACGACTACAGCGGCAAATTCTTCGCCAACGGCGCGCACCCAAGCTTCATCCTGGAAGCCGCGACCAAGATGGGCGAAGAGCAGATAGCCCGCCTGCAAGCCGCATTCCAGAACAAGTATTCAGGCTCTGAGAACTACCACCGCACGCCGCTGGTGCTAACCGAAGGCCTGAAGGCGCGGGAACTGAGCTTGTCCGCAGAGGACGCGCAGCTACTGGAGGCGCGCAAGTTCCAAGTCGTGGACATTGCCCGCGCTTTCGGGGTACCCCCGCACATGATCGGTGAAACGACCGGCTCGTCTGCCGTGGGCGCTGGCTACGAACAACAGGCCCGCGACTTCGTAATGCACACCCTGCGGCTGCACTTGAAGAGGTTAGAGCAGGAGCTGAACCGCAAGTTGTTTCCCCGCGATAACGGCAAGTTCGTGCGCTTCGACCTGTCCGACCTGATCGAAGGCGACGCCAAAGCCCAAGCCGACTACAACCGTGCCGCACTGGGCGGGCCAGGTACTGGGCAGGGCTGGCTTACCGTCAATGAGGTGCGCCGGACAAAGGGATTGCCACCCGTAGAAGGCGGGGATGTGATCTTTGACCCCAGCAAGCCGCAAGCAACACCGACGCCTGAAGGGGCACCAGCATGAACAAGCTATTTCGATTGATCGTTGACAACAAGGCCGACAAGCCGCGCCCGTTCAACCTCGCCAAGAACGGCGACACGGCCAGCCTCTACATCTATGACGTCATCAGCGCGGATTGGGGCGTTTCGGCCTTGTCCGTCATTGAGGCGATCAACCAGGCGGGCGATGTGCAGACGCTCAACATTCACATCAATTCTCCCGGTGGTGATGTGTTTGAAGGCCGCGCAATCATGGCTGCAATCTCTGCTTTCCGTGGCAAGACGGTGGCACAGATTGATTCGCTGTGCGCCAGTGCGGCTACCAGCATTGCGCTGGCCTGCAACGAAATCCGCATGTCCGAAGGCGCGTTCTTCATGATCCATAACGCCAGCGGATTGGCATGGGGCGACAAGACCGACCTGCGCAATACCGCCGATGTGCTGGAAAAGATCGAGGGCGCCATCGTCAACGACTACACCAGCCGCACCGGCAAGCCGGAGCAGGAAATCCGCGAAAAGATGCAGGCTGAAACGTGGTTCACAGCGCAAGAGGCGCTGGAGTACGGCTTCATCGACAGCATCACCGAAAAGTCCACCGCCAAGAACACATGGAACCTGTCGGCATTCGCCAACCCGCCGAAGCCTCCGCCTGATCCAGAACCGGAACCCGTCAAGAACGAAACCGAACCCGCCCCCGAGGCGGGTTTTTTTATGTCCGCAGCCAACGCCAACCGGCTGCGGATTGCACAGATTGCCTAGCGCTTCTCGCGCGGCAAACCGCTGGGGCCGGATGCCCTGATCTGACCCGCCATAGAGCGGGTTTTTTTTGAAAGGGACTCAAATGTCCGATATCACCGCACTGCGCGAGAAGATTGCACACCTCGCAAAGACCGCCAACCACCAGCTGGCAGAAAAAGGCTCGCAAACGTGGACGAAGGAAGAACAAGCCTCGTTCGACAACATCGCCGATGAAATCGAGCGCACCCAAGCGCAGATCAAGAGCATCGAACGCATGCGCGAGCTGGACGCTGAAAAGCACTTCGACAACGCCGCCAAGGACGCTTCCAATAAGCCCCAAGGCGACACCATCGACGCCATGACGGCGGTTGCGCTGTACCTGCGCCACGGCAACAACGTGTCGGCAGAACAGGCCATTGCTATCCGCAACGCCATGAGCACCACGACCCCGGCAGAAGGCGGCTACACCGTGCCGCCCGAAATCGCCGCGATGGTGGTGGATTCGCTCAAGGCATTCGGTGGCATGCGCGAAGTGGCCCAAGTCATCACGACCGCCGGTGGCAATGCCCTGAACTGGCCTACCAGCGACGGCACCTCCGAAGTGGGCGAAATCGTTGCTGAAAACGCTGCTGCGACTGGTGCTGACATCACCTTCGGCACGGTGGCTGTGAACCCCTACAAGTACAGCTCCAAGAAGATCGCCCTGCCTGTGGAACTGATCCAAGATAGCGCCATCGACGTGGTGCAGTTTGTGGTCAACCGTCTGGCTCAACGTCTGGGCCGCATCACGAACCAGCACTACACGACCGGCACCGGCTCCAGCCAGCCATTCGGCGTGATGGCTCGCGCGGCCACGGGCAAGACCGGCACCACCGGCCAAACCCTGACGGTGATCTACGACGACCTGATCGACCTGATCCACAGCGTGAACAGCGCCTACCGCTCGCGTGGTGCCCGCTTCATGATGCGCGATACCTCCGTGGCCGTGATCCGCAAGCTCAAGGACACCTCGGGCCGTCCTATCTGGAACCCCGGCGACAACGAGAGCATCAGCGGCGGCACGCCTTCGACCATCTGCGGCTACGCCTACACGGTGAACGACGACGTTGCAGCCATGGCCGCGAATGCCAAGTCCATCGCCTTCGGTGACTTCTCGCAGTTCGTCATTCGTGACGTTGCTGGCTCCACCAGCCTGCGCCGCTTCGACGATTCGGCCTTTGCGCTGAACGGTCAAGTCGGTTTCTGCGGCTGGATGCGTACCGGCTCGAACTTGCTGGACACCGCCTCCGTCAAATGTTATGTAAATAGCGCTAGCTGAAACGTAAACCTTTACGGTAAAATTGGCGGCATCTCACAAAGGTGCCGCCAATATGAAAACTGGAAAGAGTTGCAACCGCTGCGGCGTTGCTCTGGTGTTTGGGGAGAACTGGACCGAAGGCATGGCGAAGTCAAATTCGTACATGTGTCGCTCCTGCAACTCGGCCAAAGGCAAGGCGCACTACGCGCTCAACGCACAAAAGCAACTGGACAAGCAACGCGAGCGATTGAAGACAGCAGAGGGCGCTGTTAAGCGAGCGAACTACAGCAGCAAGTTTTACGCAGAGCACAAAGACCGCTGGGAAGGCTATCGAGCTACACAGAGGGCAAAAGAGAACTCGGATGCGTGGGTTCGGTCGGGCCGAATGCTGGCGTGGATACGAATCCGCGCCGCTAGGAAGGGGCTAGAGTTTGATCTGACCCGGGAGTGGATTGCTGACGCACTCATTCGCGGCGAATGCAGCGTTACCGGGATCAAGTTAGATCTTGGCCGCGAAGCAAACTTCAGGTTCCACCCATGGAGCCCTTCGGTTGACCGGATGGACTGCAAGAAGGGCTATACGCAGGACAACTGCCGAATAGTCTGCTGGATCTACAACATGGCGAAGTCCGAGTGGTCGGACGAGATCGTGACAACTTTCGCGAAAGCGCTCGCCGCAAGGCAATAAACAACACAGTCCCAAGCAAAAGCCGCCCGGTTCGCCTGGCGGCTTTTTCATTGCGATTCGATAAGGAGCCATCATGGCAACAAAGAAACAAACTGGCGCCACCAAGCTGCGCGTGCTGGTCGAAGGCGCGTTCGGCAAGCCTGATGACGTGATCGAGTTGGAGGGCGAAGACCTGGCCCAGGCGCTGGCATCCGGCCAGGTTGACGCGAACCCCGAAGCCGTCGCCTACGCTGAAAGCCTGTAATGAGCTTTGTCACGCTGCCCGAAGCCAAGCTGCACCTGCGTGGCGTTGACGGAACCGAGGAAGACGCGCTGATTGGTGTTTACATCACCGCAGCAGAACAAATGGCAATTGCCTTGCTGGATCGCGGCGTGTACGCCGACGACACCGCGCTCGGCGTGGCGAAAGCCGCCGCCCCCGGCGAACTGGACACGGCCATTGCAGCCTACGAATCGGCCATTGCAGCGGCAGAGGCGCTGGCAGACGAAACCGCCATCGCCGCAGCCATCCAGACGGCAGGCAATGGCCTGTTGCGCGCCAAAGTCGCACACCGGCAGGCAATGGACGGCATGGTAGTGAATGAGGCCATCAAGGCCGCCGTGCTGCTGACTGTTGGGCACCTGTACGCCAATCGTGAGGATGTGGTTGTGGTAGGGGCGGCGTCAGTGTCAGTTCTGCCAAACGGCGCAGACTACCTGCTGCAGCCCTTCAAGGTGTACGCATGAAATTAAAAGGAAACCAGAATGCCCACTCTGTACATCACTGAATTTTCCGCGCTTGGCACCAACGAGCGAAACGGCTTGTTCGCAGCTCCGCTGGCCCCATCGCTGGCCGACCAGGCCGTCGCCATTGGTGCGTCTAGCGTGCAGAGCGCAGCATTCAATGCAGCCGCGCGGGTAGTGCGCTTGGCCGCCGACAAGCCTTGCTCCGTCCAGTTTGGCACCAGCCCGACTGCCACCACCGCCACCATGCGGCTTGAGGCTGGGGCTGTGGAGTATTTCGCAGTCACTCCCGGCTCCGGTATGAAGCTCGCAGTGATCGAGAACGCCTGACATGCTAGGTCAATTTGCTCGAATGGGCAGCATCGGCAGGCCGAGCGTCAGCGCGGCAATCCGCGCTCTATTCTCATCCAGCGAACCCGGCGCATGGTACGACCCCAGCGACATGAGCACGCTGTTTCAGGACAGCGCAGGCACTGTGCCAGTCACTGCCGTGGAGCAGCCTGTCGGGCGCATCCTTGATAAATCAGGGCGGGGTAATCACGCGACGCAAGCCACGACTACGAAGCGGCCTGTTTTGTCGCGGCGGGTGAATTTGCTTGTGAATAGCGAATTTACTGGATACACCAGCGGAACTCCGGGAACAGGCCCC